GAACTGTCAACCGCCTGTCCCTTACAATTCGTAGGACAGCGTCAGCAAAGAAGACTTCATCCACTTATGTCATACCTCCTGCAAGCAACAAAGAATACTCGCATGTTTCGTCATTACGTCGCAGCCAACCCTTGCCAAATGTGTCAAAAGTCTTGAGCGCCTTATAGAACTGCTCCCGTTCACCCGTAATGTCTTCGATAATCTGCATCGGATCTTTTTCTTCAACCGCAGCCAACGTCCGCGGGCCTATCGCCCCGTCCTGCACAACCATCACAGATTTTTGCAAAGCTTTAGCTGCACGACCCGGACCGCTATTCACAGCCCAATCAAAAGTGCAAAAATCTACGCCCGAAGGGAGCTGGTCCCCTTTGACCCTGTCCCAGTAGCCCTCTTTGTAAATCAGCTCTACATGTTCGTCCGGAATGTTTTTGAGCTCGTTCACATCTTCAAGAGGGCGACCAAGAAAGTCGGAATACGTCTTGTGCGTAATTCCTTTGTTAGTAGCGCCTCCCGGATCGTCCGGGTGATCCACAAAACCACCCTCGTGCTTCAACACCATCTCAAGACTTTTGAAGAAGTTTGCTTCCATTACTTTGTAAGACCCTTGACCTTTTCCACAGTCCTAAGACCGCCAAGACCCAACATGCCTAACAGAACCGTCATCAAGCTGTCCATGTCAAATGTTGGCAAGTCCGGGGCCTCCATGCCCGCATATGCAAAACCAAACATGGTGACCGGCGCTAAAACAAAGTGCCAAATCATGGCCGTAGATAGGCCCCAACCAAGAAAAGGTCGCCAACCGGCGACAAATACAGACCTATGTTGAGCTTCGGCCTTGTTGATCTCTATCTGACCCATGGACGCTTCGTGAGCGTGTTTTTCCGCCATGGTGGCTATTTCGTGAGCCAGCTTCGCTTTCTGGTCCTTGTCCTCTACGAACTTGTCCAGAAGCCCCGTCACGGGGCCTATCAGTGCTTGCAGCATCTCGCCTTCTCCTGTCCGCTTTCGCTTGTTCCGGCGTAGTTCTATTGTGCATGTCCCACATTATCATCAATAAACCTTTATTCTCTCAGGGTCCACCCGTTTTGGGACACAATATGCGGTGACACGGTCCTTGGGGTCCATCTTTTGAATGTAGCGATAGTTTCCGTAACGCTTGGAGACTTGATTTGCAAAATAGTTACATTCTGTAACAGAGTAAAAATACATGTTACCGGACTCTAGTTTACGAAAGTCGCCCGTCCCGAGGTAAACCAAAAGCAAAAAAGCATCAATCATTCCGTTTAGACATCCACGCTGTGGCACCCATGTACGCTCCCACGACGCCTGCGCCGCTGAGATAAAACAAATTGCTAATGTCAGACAAAGCCTCTACTCGTTCTATCTCCACAAAAAACATGGCCGCAGTAAACGCCCCCATAGCAATTAGACTAGCGGTTGCCATACGCCGCTGGGCCCGCAGCTTACGCATCTCATGCTCGGCCTGACGTATCTCCTTAGCGTGAGCCAGCTCCTCATCAGTAATCTCACCATCGCCATCGAGATCATACTGAGCATATGATGTGTCCGGTTGAAATTTTTTAGCCATCGCTACCCCTGTTGAACGTATAACCAAACTATGAAGAAGATGAACGAAGCAACCGCTAAAAGAAAAATTATTATAGAAACTATTTCTATAAACTTACGTCGCCGCTCCCGTTGCCGGTATAACGTCTCCTGCCTCTGTTTTCGTATTCGGCCCTCCATGCGGATCAACTCATCCCAATGAGACTGTCCCATGGTGTATTGAATCCACTGTTGGAGCTCTTGACGCTGCGCTTGCGCCTTTTTCTTGGACGCAAAAATTTCAATAGCTTCTTGTTCGACAGTCTTGCCACCGAATAGCTTCTTGAATATAGGGGGATTCTTAGCCTCTTTTTCGGCTTGGTCTAGGTCGGATAAAGCACCCATCCAGCGCGAAAGATCGGATGCCATCGCCTCGATGTCCCGACCTATAGCAAACCCTTTTTTGATGGCCCCAAACGCCGCCGAAGCGGTCGCCATCGCCGTTACCGGATCCACCATGTTCCCGTTCCCGTAGTGGGGTTACTGACCCCTTCCTTTGATAAATTCACGCTGCATGGCGGCATCGATACGGGCCGCGGTCTGCCGCTCTTGGCTCGCCAACCGCTGCTGGAATTGATCGGCCCGCATCTGCTGGCCTTGTGCTTCCAAATTGAGCTTCGCAGCATCGTTCTGAGCGTCGGCCTGCTCGGCCTGTGCGCGGATCTGAAGCTCCTGCTCCTTGAGCTTGACCAACGGATCGGGGCCCTGACCAGATACCTGCTTTGAAAGCTGCGTGATCTGTTGCATACCCTCGGCAACGAACTGAGCCACCAGACCCTGCATGGCAAGCTCCATCTGTTCTGGAGCCGCCTGCGGCATCTGCTGTGCCATGGTCTGCATAGCCCGCTCTTGAGCGGCAATCTGCACGTGCTCCATGATGTGCTTCTGAAGCGCCATCGCTATAGCAGGCATACCAGCCACCATGGGCGTAGAGCCGAAGACCATGTGCGCCATGATATGTGCCTGATGCTCCTGACCCTCGAAAGCCTTCAGAGGAATCATATCCATAGAATCAATGTTCTCCTGTGCAGGATCCTTGGGTGTCGGCTCCTCATCAGGAATCCTACGCATGATTCGATCAACGTCTTTGACGCCCAGAGCATCATACATGTCACGATACACCTCGTGCATGTTGTGCATCTCAGGAGCCGCACCAGCCAACTGCAACTTAGTCTGCGCCAGCGTAATCCGCTGCGCCTGACTGAACACATTCGGGTCAGAAACCGGTAAAACATCCACGCGATCATCAAAATCCGTCTGTTTGACCGCGGATTCCGCGCCTTCAACCGCATATGGGTACTCTGGCGGCAAACTTTCGGCCATCACACGCGACAAAATCTTAAATTCAAGCCGCATGGCGTAATGAAGCCGCTTGTGCACCGCACTCATCACCCGAGAGCCCTGCTCAATCAGCGCAAGTGTCGTTCCAACCGCCGCCTGATCGTTGCCATCGCCAACTTTCATGTCCGTAATGGTTGCAAAGCGCCGACCAGCGTCCACCACAAAACCAAGAAGGTTAAATAGCGTCTGATCAGGGCCTTTGAAGGGCAGCGGCATCAGGCTGTCACGGATAGCCCCTCCGGGAGCGTCCACATCTCGAAACTCACCGGGCTGAAGCGGGTCATCGTCGTCTCTGATCCGTAGTCCGCGGGCTTTGAAACCCGCTGGGAGGTTGGACAACGTACCAGCATCGATTAACTGCCTCAGTGCCGCTGTGGCGGTCCGTGACAGTCCGCCAATCGTATGAATAAGCCCCAAACCGTAGAAACCGAAGCCCGGAAGGAACTTATAGTGCACAAAATACTGGATTTTCTTCTTGGTTTCGTCGTCCTCGCGGTAATTTCGACGGATTGACAAGATTTGACCGTTGTCCTGACTAATTGTAACCACATACGGCACCTTGATACCGGTCGGTTCACCGTCTTCGTCGGCGTCCTCATACCCCTCAAGGTCCAAATCAACGTGGCACTCCAACAAAGTGCAGTCATAATCGATCTGAGACGGCGAAACACCGTCAATACGTTCAATTTCACTGGTTACGGTGCCCAAATCAGGCTGTGCCGGGAGGACATCCATGTCCAAATAGAAGCCTGCGACCTGCTTTTTACGCAAATCGTTGAGCGGCATACGCAAAACCTGCGTAATATTTGGGCAAGTCTCCAAATCTGACGTTTCATACGGCACAACAAGCTGCTCAACAG